AGATGAAGACGGCGGCCAGGGCCTCAGTTGGGAAAACTTTCTCGAACTGGCAGATGCACTCTATCGTCGGCGCCTAACTGGTCATGCTGCTCGTGATGCTATTCAATTGGCCATGGGCGTTGCCACTAAAGAGCAATGGAACGATTGGTATCGTCGTATTCTTATCAAAGACATGCGAGCGGGATTTGGCGAAAAGAGTGTTAACACTGTGGCCAAGAAGGAAAAGAAGACACAGTATGCTGTGCCCGTGTTTGAATGCATGTTGGCACACGATGGCGCCAATCACGAAAGCAAAATTACAGGCAAAAAGATTCTCCAGAAGAAACTAGATGGAGTTCGTTGCCTTACAGTAGTTGACTACGAAAGCCGTACTGTTACTATGTACACACGTAACGGAAAAGAATTGGTCAACTTCCCACACATTACCGATTACCTTAACACCAACTTGGATAACATTGCGCGAAGCTATGTAATCGATGGCGAAATTATGAGCGCCACCTTTCAAGACCTAATGAAGCAGGTGCACCGCAAGGACAATGTGCAAAGTTCAGATGCAGTGTTAAACGTGTTTGACATTATTCCTTTGAGCGAATTTAAATCGGGCAAGGGCAGTATGGGTCAGCGTCGACGCCTTAACTTTATCAAAGAAAATTTCAGCAAGATCTTCGGCGACAGCGGTTGCATTGAAATCGTATCGTGGATCGAAGTAGACCTTGATACTCTTGTTGGAGAAGTTGAGTTCAAAGATTTCAACAAACAGATGTTGGATCAAGGCTATGAGGGCGTAATGATTAAAGATGTTGATGCGCCCTACGAATGCAAACGAACTGTAAGTTGGTTGAAACAAAAGCCTTTCATTGAAGTATCTCTGGCAGTNGTCGGAGTTGAAGAAGGCACTGGAAAAAATGAAGGACGGTTGGGTGCTATTATTTGCGAAGGTACAGACGATGGCAAGTTTATTCGAGTCAATGTGGGTTCGGGCTTCACNGATGATCAACGTATTGAATTTTGGGATGCGAAAGATTCTCTTATTGGACAGATTGTCGAAGTCCGGGCGGGATGCAGCAACTAGGAATCAAGACAGTGAAGACGTATGGAGTCTACGGTTTCCGCGGTTCCTCAACTTCCGAGGTTTTAAAACAGGTGAGAAAATTTAACATGGATCGGCAGTCTGTGAAAGATTTTATGTTCGGAGGCATCTCGGAACTGTCTCGGAACAAAAACTATTACTATCACAGCTCTGTAAGTTCTGACTATAGCCATTGGACTGAAACAGGTACAAAGGCCATGGTCGAGTTTATGAACATCGTGGCCCATCAGATGTATAAAGCCGAAGAAGCTGAACTTGATCGGCGGGCCAAGGATGCAGTTATTAACAGTTTGAAAGGTAACCATGACAACCGCGATTAAAGATATGTTGGGATTTATTCGTTGGGCATTTCAAAAACTTGACCCATGGTACCTGGCTATGATAGCCATCGTGTGGGCCATGCTTTTTGCAGTATTTCTACCGGCACCCTATGACCGATATGTTTATATTGGAACCAGTATTGGCATAATGTTATTGTGCGTAAGCGGATTAGTTTGGCCCATGATCAAAGAGTCTTGGGCACGATATAAAAAAGAAAAGTACGGACTGTTAGATGTTATAAAAGGCAGTACCAATGACCTTTAACCTTAAACAGAGCAAAGTGCGTAGAATCGATAACTCAGATCCTAAATTTTTTATTCGCGACGATATAGTTATAGTTCAACGAGCTGGATTTGAAATCAGTAAAAGCTGCCCCGAAGAGTACAAAAGTATATTGATTACTGCGATCAATGCCGGTTGGATTAAACCCGTTGCTCATGTTCACGAACGAGAACTAATGATTATGGGACTACACAATGGCTAGTTATGCCGAGTATTTTAATAGAATTGGATACAAGGCCAAGTATCAAATCGGCGATCGTGTTCACGGTGTCTGGAACAAGATTCCCTTTGTAGGATCTGTGGGTAACGATTTTTTAATTAACTACGAGGAAGGTCCCAAGGTCAGTGTTCACCTAGATCTTCCTATCAAATATCAAGACAAAGTATATAATATTTTGTTTTTAAAACACAAAGACATCAAGGGATACCGAAAATAAATGACTACATCAGCAGTTCAATCTCCATGGGGACAAATTGTCAACGACCTAACGACTGCTTCTTATTCAACATTTGATTATCAACCTACATTTCAACTGCCCACGGAAAAAAACATAGTATTTTCTTCAGGCGACAGTGAAATGCTTAAAATATCACCTAAAGGATTTTGGGTACGAGGGGTACAGGTAAATCAAGATGCAAAAGAAGCTGCTACAGTCTATGAAGCATTTAAGCAATGGTTGGTATGGAGCGAATTAAATCGAAGCTAATATGAGTATTCTACTAGACGCTATATTGACAACCTGTTCTTCCGGTCACCCAGAAAGTAAGCTGTGGGGCATTGCTCCCAATCCATATAAATCAATGCCCACTGTTCATCTCAATGATGTCGAACCTGTTGCAATTGTCAACCCGGATTTTGTAAAAGGCCCGTGGATAGCCGGTGGGGCCCCGCTGCGCTGGTATCAGGGTGTGGCAGTAGGTTCTAACGACATTGATGTATTTTGCAAGAATGCTGTTCAAGCTCAACATGTGATAGCCGAGATTAAACAGTACGGAAGGTATAATGTCAAGCATGAAAGCGAAAATGCCAGCACATTAGAATATTGGGATGTCGATCAACACAAATATTGGACCGTTCAAGTTATTACCAAACGCTATTTTTCATCAATGCAAGAAGTGCTTGACGGATTTGATCTTAGTGTTTGCCAAATAGGAACTTGTGGTACTGAATGGTTGTTGGGCCAATCGACTGCCAAAGANATTCGAGAAAAGAATCTACGATTTGTTAATCTGTTACAACCCCAATCGCCCAAGAGGTTGATCAAGTATTGGGCATATGGNTACAGACCNGTNCCCGGAACTTTGGAAAGTNTAACATCAGATCCGGAAATCTCTTGGGAATTTTCAAACGACGAGGAATATAATAATGCGTTCTGAACACAGCTGGAGTTTGTTAGATCCGAAACCCATGTTGATCTATCTTGACTATCATGATGATTACATTGTCGTTTGGAACGGTGTTGTTATGCCACATACCATGGCGCTGTGTATGGCCATGGAGTTATTTGGAATATTCCCAACTCCCGAAATGAAAACTGCAATGGAGGTCAACTATAGAAAGTTGTATTATGCCAATGCATTTGATACACGTTCGTGGGACAACCAAGCTGCCAGCAATGAGCTGTATTCTTATCTCAAACGTATTATGGGCAAGCACTTGATAAAGACTTTAGAAAATAAGAAACCACAAGAAGTGCTGTCGTGGTTTAACTACAACCGAGCAAGAAAGGAAGAACATGTATAAAACAATTTACACCAGTGTCGAAGTAGATGTCGATCTCTCGGAGTTCGATACCGAGGATCTTGTCGAAGAACTAGAAAGTCGCGGAGCCGGGACCAGTGAGTTCGGCGATGGTAAAGAAATACTAACTGTCATCTATGAAAAGCGGCGATTGGGGCAAGACTATCAACGTGAGTTGGATGAACTTATTTTTATGGGACTGGGAAAAATCATTTGACAACTGCTGCATCTGACTGTATAATAACTACATGTTCAACAAACTAGGAGTTTAATATGATCAATGACTTTTGGCTTCGTCCATTGTACTTTGTTCTGGGCTTTGCAGTATGCTTTGCTCTTGTTGCTAATGGGGTAATTTAATGGTAGTACTATCTGCAATTGGATTGGTGTTGCTCGTGGCCATTGTGGCTGTTGGAGCGTATTGGTTGGTGAATAACGTAAATTTTAAACAAACTGAAAAGGAAGATAAAAATGACTAATCGTGGTCTTGTTAGTATTGTGATTGCCGTGTTGGTTGGTTTGATTATGTTGACTGTAGTAGGCGGAAGCTTCTATACAGTGGATCAAGGTGAGCGGGGTGTTATCCTGCGTAACGGTGCTGTAGTGGGTACTGCTGAACCTGGCTTGGGCATGAAGCTGCCCATTGTGGACAGTATCCGAGAGATCAACGTTCAGACACAGGCCCGGGTCTACAAGGATGTTATGGTCTACAGTCGAGATCAACAAAACGCAGGACTACAGGTATCAGTCAACTATCGTCTGGCCAGTGACAAAGTAGAACAGATCTATTCAGAGTTCGGCGGACAGGATGGCATTGTNAGTCGACTNTTGGATCGACAAGTGCCCGAAGAAGTCAAGAACGTGTTTGGTAAGTTCAACGCTGTGACTGCTATTCAGGAACGNGCCCGACTNGGTATGGAGATTCAAGAAGCCATTCANAANGCTGCTAGTAANCCNATGCTGATTGTGGAAAGTGTGCAGGTTGAAAACATTGACTTCTCGGANGCATANGAAAAGTCCATTGAACAGCGNATGNTGGCTGANGTTGAAGTGCAAAAGGTTCAACAAAACGCTGAACGNGAAAAGGTACAGGCTGAGATTGCTGTGATTCAAGCCAAGGCACAGGCCGATGCTGTGAAACTGCAAGGTGATGCCGAAGCACATGCTATCAATGCTCGTGGTAAGGCTCTGCGTGATAACCCTAACTTGGTTCAACTGGTGCAGGCCGAAAAGTGGGATGGTAAGTTGCCAACTACCATGGTGCCCGGTCAAACTGTTCCGTTCATCAATGTGAAGTGAGGCTAGCATGATTAAAAAAGCAGCCGCTATCTTGGTACCGGCTGCTTTTTTTGCGGCTTGGTTATGGGTCATTGTGTTGAGTATTGAACCCATGGTGAGCAGAGAAAACAACAATAAGTTTCATGCTATGTTGTTGGGATGCAAGTACATGGGCAAGATGGAAAAGATGGAAGAAGTTTTGATATTTGATTGTGCCAACAAGATTGAACTACACAAAGAAATCGATTGGACATTGACACGCTGACAGGTCTGTGCTATAATACAGCATGTTCAACACACACTGAGACACTGAAATGAACGAACGAATTAGAGAACTTGAACTTGAGGCTATTGCCTATGCTGATAGCAAAGTGCCTGAGTACAATCGTTACAACGATATCTATTACAGTATTGTCCGTGGAAAGTTCGCCGAGTTGATTGTGCAGGAAATGTGTAGTGTGTTAGACAAGGCACAATGGGACAAAGGTGAAGATTGGATATGTGCTGACGGCACACGAATCATCCCACAGATTAAAGAACATTTCGGAGTTGAAGAATGAAAACTTATCTCACTGCAACAGAGTTCGCAGACTTGTTGTTTAACACATACAAACGCCGTATGGCGACTAACTACTCAGCGGAACTCAGCGATCGCATTCTTTGGTCCATGTTTCAACATTACGAAAAAGATGTCAAAGAGACGCTTGAAGGCAGCATGTGGCAAATTGACACATACGATGGCGAAAATGCTATTGATTTGATTGGTTACGATTTCCATAAGACTTTTCGCCAAGTTGATGTTATTCCAGCAAAACACATCGATGGTATTGTTTGGGCATGTATGCAAGAAGCACCTATCTTCTGGAAATGTTTGGAAAAAGTCTGTAAGATCCTTACAAATGAAGATGCTGCTAAAATTTATGTAGATGCTATGGAGTTTGAATGAAACGTATTTTAGTCCTTGCAGCTATTATTGCACTGGCAGGCTGCTCTAAACCTGCCGAAACAAGTACCTCAGTTGGGCGTGAGTTTGTAGTAGATACGCTGTTCACTCACGAAGGCTGTACCGTTTACCGTTTTAATGACGGCGGCAACAACCGCTACTTTACTAACTGTTCGGGTTCTACTACTTGGCGTGAAAACTGCGGCAAGAATTGTACTCGTAACATGAATATTAACTGAAAGGAAACAAAATGGGATCTTGGAACAAAACTTGTGGCCTGAGTAATCTCCACATCACTGCGGGTACGCCTGTATATGTATTCGTTCTGGAACAGAACAAAACTTACGAGCACTGCTACTCAACTGGTTTGTTTGCGCCCTTGCTGTTGCCTTTTGAAAGTGTCTACGATGACTACGGCGGCGGTGAAAACAGTTCGGGTCCTGCACTTGATTACATCATGAACATGATCAAGAAGGATCTAGTCGAAATGGAAGCGGGTGAAAATCAATACCACGACATCCCTGTCAAGAAGGAAGGATTTACTCCTGAAAAGTTCTTTGAAGCAGTGCATGAAGATCGACTCAGCATTCAAGGCCGCCGTAGTGAGCCAACTCAATTGTACTTTACCATGATGCGTAAAGACATTGTGGACGACATCCTTGAGAATCGCACCATCGAAGACTATGTGGGCGATGGTAAAGGAACCTGCGGCTATGGCAACAACTATGTCAGATACAAGTTTGTTGACATTGTGGCAGACATTCGTCCTTTGCTCAACGAAGCAATGGAAAAGATTGCCGAAGCAAAAGCCTCCAATGACACGTTGGCCAACTACATGCTCTATGATGGGTTTGAAGGTATGTTCCCATACGGACATCCTAACAAGGTAGCCAAATGGCTGCGTGGCGACAGTTATCGTTACAGCCGTATCGTGGACATGAAGAGTGTTATCCGTCGAGGACTTGAAGTAGGCACAGTCAGCGCTATTAACAAGTTGGAAGAAATTCTTACTGAGCATGTCAAGGCCATCTACATCGACGGTTTTATGAGTGCCGCTCGCAAGCTGTGGGTGCCTGGTGGACACGAAGGTAGCCAAAGCACCAGTGGCGGTGCTCTGCGTTTGCTGGGTGCGGCCACTGTTCGTGCCCTGGATCGAGAAAAGGCAGAGTGGATGGCTGACATGGGCGAAGACGCTGACGAGAACGAATACTTGGAAGACTGAAATGAAACCATTTTTATTGATTGCATTTGTGCGTTGGATCTTTGGTAAAATGTTTTCCAAAGTAATCAAACTCAACGAAATATTCCGCGAAACATTGCAAGAGGCACCGTGGCTTGCTGTGTTGGCCTGGATCCCAGGAACGATGATGTTTGTGGGCGCTGTGTCATTTTTGGGCATGGGTTTTATAGACACCGACGAACAGATGGGACTGTTTGTCCTGGCACAAATTGCAATTGCAGTCTTGTATCTTGTGGTGAATGGTGTTACAATAATGTATGAAGCATTCAAACAGGATCGTAAGGAACTGTTTAATGTACTGAAAGACACAAAATGAACCAACAGTACCAAGAGCTTGCCGAACAGGCTGGACTCAAAGTAGAATCGTGGATGACTAACCCGCCCAAGCCCTTTCAAATTCTCGGCAGTACTGAGCAGTTTGAAAAATTTGTCGAGTTGATTGTTCGGGAATGTGTTGCTATTTGTGAAGACACTGATGGTGAGCATATTGCTGATGCCAAGTGGGGCAGACGGTGTTGTGCCTTAGAGATTCGAGAACATTTTGGAGTTGAAGAATGAACGAAAAATTCAAACCTTTTTTGGCAGGATTTGATCTTGCTGGTCAACGTTTACCCAACGGTAAACTCCAATGCTATGGCGCAGGGGATGCCGTGATTGACGACTGGCCCAAGGAGGTAAGATTGTTTGACACCACTTACACTCTAGAAGACGTTGTCAAAGGCAACAACGGATATGAGTCTGGAGTATATGTATGAACGAACGAATTAAAGCACTTGCTCTACAGGCTGGAGTTACGGGCTATTTTGCTGCTGGGACTGAATACGCAACTCCGATTCCATTATCAGATGAGGTACAAAAGTTCGCCGAGTTGATTGTGAAGAAGTTTGACGATATTCTACTGTTACAACAATTAGATTGTATAGGTAATCATGATAAGAAGTCTGCCGAACTGATTGAAAAGATTCGTGATAAAACAAAAACATATTTTGGAGTTGAGGAATGATTAGACTTTTTGAATTCCTCCTACACGGTTGCTGGCACGATTGGTGTGTTCGTAGCGCAGGCGACCTAGTGGCCAAGGTTGGCCGTCTGGCACACGGTACTCGATATACCTACCAATGTGAGAAGTGCCACCGAATTAAAAAACAGGATGTAATATGACACAAACAATTTATGGTTTAACACAAGACTACGGTGACGGCAGTGCCGGGATGCGTTGGTATCGCAACAAGGCAACGGTCGATGCCAAACTGGACGAGAGCAGCCCCGACTGGGACGAATCTATGTACGGCAACGAAGGTGTGCCCAGCATGGTACTGACATTTCCAGCAGACCTGGATCTTGAGAAGTGTGGATTCCGATTCGACGATGAGGATGAAGAAGATGTTTGATTGGTTTGGCAAAGCATTCGGTCGTCGCGAATATTCTACTTGGAAAGATGTTCCCCCTCCTACTGATACGGAAAAGGTTGCTGAGGATATGAACAAAGTGATTCAGTTTCCGGAGCTCAAGTCTGCTCCTCCACCTATGCCTGAACCCGAAAAGCCCGGCAGAGTGTTTTATCGCCTAGGCTTAACTGACAACAACCGTGTGGCCCTTAGCATGTACTACGGTGAACTCACTATGAATGGCGTAGCGGTTCAGAAGCTGATTGATCAGTTGGAGTTCTATAAGGGCCAGCTGTCAGAGGACGATGAATAATCGGAGAAAGAAATGGGTAACGCAATTAATCCAATTGAAACACTGGCCGGCTGTATGGCTCACGCCGCCTATGAAGCCTTTCCTGAATACCGGTACAAAGACCGCAACTGGGAAAAGTACAGGGTCTGGCAAGATGAAGTGTTTAACAAGCTGAGTCATGAAGATAAAAAGAAACTTTACGATGAGGAACGCCAGACCGGTGTAGCTATGGGACCAGCTGATTGTTATGTTGAAAAGTCACGCAAGCACTCATTCTATGATCTCACAGTGTATAGCATGTTCCCGCAGACCTGGAGCAGCACTGCCCTGGGCTTTGGTGGCATCGGTGGACAAGCATTTACATCAGCTTATGTCTGTGTGATTGAAAGCAATCTGGTGGGCGGCTATGCTGTGTACTTTGGCGGCAGACTGGCCTATGTGATTGAGCGACCTAATGAGAAGTTTATGGAAGATATTGCACGTCAGCGAATGGTGGATGCTCGGTTAGGAAAGAGTACATATGAACGAACGAATTAAAGCACTTGCTCTACAGGCTGGCATCAAAATTACTCCAATGGTAGTTGATGGTGTTGAATATGAGTATGAAGATGTAGAAATGGATGGTTCAGAAGATTTAGCCAAGTTCGTCGAATCGATTGTGAGAGAATGCGTTGATGTGATAAAATGGACTCCCGCATTATATCCCAATGATCGTATTATAGAAAATATTAAAGAACATTTTGAAGTTGACATTTAATATAGTCTGTGCTACAATAAGATAAATAAAAAGCAACGAGATAGACTCCGAGCAGACATTTATACAAAGGATTTTTGTATGTCAAAAGCAACTACATTCACCATTAAAAAAGCCTATGCACTGAGTGCCATCGACAAAGCAGGCAAGCGTGTCTACTACGACACTGACAGTCATTCGGGTGGCTACCCATATTGGAGCCCGTGGCTCGACCAACACAAGACTTGGAAATCGCTAGGCGAGATTCCTACATTCTCCAGCACAGACTACATGCGCCAAGATGTCACAACCATTGAAGTTCTGGAAGTCAAAATCCAAGCCAAGGTAGTTTCTACTACCGAAATCGTTAGTGAAGTCCGTGCAAAAGCTATGGCAGAGATTGAGAAACTTGAACAAGAACTTCGCCGTAAAGTTGCCATGCTGGAAGGTACAAAATGAAAAAATACGACACATTAGTCTTCATTCTTCGTGGGCAACCTTTCCACAACGCTCATCTTGAGATCATCAAACGAGCCACAGCACTAACAGATCAACTGGTAGTTATTGTTGGCAGTTCAAAGCAACCTCGCACTTACAAAAACCCTTTTACCTTTGAAGAACGCAGGGCTATGATTAAGTCAGCAACTGCGGGATTGGCATTGAGTGTATATGTCGAACCCAACACAGATACTATCTACAATGACCAGGCTTGGGCAGTGAGAGTCCAGGGTATTGTTAGTAAATATCGAGTATTGGGCGGTGCCGGAGTGGGTATTATTGGACACCGGAAAGATATGAGTTCCAGTTACCTCGATATGTTCCCTCAATGGGCACTCGAAGAAGTTGAAGAAATTGAGCCATTGAGTGCTGTAAATATTCGTGACCTGTATTTCAAATGGACATTTAACAGCAACTTCATTAAGAATGTTGTTCCAGAAACAACCTATGACTTCTTGATGGAGTTCCGTAAGACCGAGGAATTTGCCCAGGTTGTTCGTGAAAGAGAGTTCATCACAGAACATAATAAACAGTATGCTGGATTGAAGTATCCGCCAATCTTCTCAACAGCAGATGCCGTTGTTATTCAATCTGGCCATGTGCTGATGATTAAACGCAGAGCCGAGCCCGGAAAAAATCTAATGGCTCTGCCTGGTGGGTATGTAAATGCTGCTACTGATAAAAGTGTAGAGGCAGCAGCCATTCGAGAACTGCGTGAAGAAACTATGATTAAAGTTCCCGAGCCAGTGCTTCGTGGCAGCATCGTTCGCAGTAAGGTATATGATGCGATTGATCGTAGCCCAAGGGGCAGGATTATAACCCATGCATTCTTAATCCAATTGCCCGATGGGGAATTGCCCCGAGTAAAAGGATCCGACGATGCTCTTAAGGCCAAGTGGATTCCAATTAGTGAAATTAAGAGCGAAGAATGCTTTGAAGATCACTGGGAAATTCTCAACGACCTGATTGGTTTGGGCAATTGACAGAATGGTAAAACCGTGTTATAATATACACAAGAACAAAGAAAGTATTGTATGAACGAACGAATTCGACAACTTGCTGAACAGGCTTGGAAGGAAATATTAGATGAAACTAGTATCGACGGTGATATCAGCACCACATTTTCCGCTGATGAAGTAGTTGCGTTTGAACAAAAGTTCGCCGAGTTGATTGTAGAAGAATGTATGACAATGTGTGATACTGTATCTGCTGATTATCTAAAACATCGCAAAGGTGCGTTTGACTTTCAAGATAAGAATATCTATGCCGAAGGTGAAGCAGCCTGCGATATTATCAAATACAAGATGAAGAAACATTTCGGAGTTAAAGAATGATTGAATTTTTAATAGTGTGTGCTGTTGCTATCGGTATGTTAGGTCTAGTGTACTGGTTGGGCGTCCTTTTAGCCAAGGGAGTTTAATATGGTAACACTACCTAAAGAATTTGTGGCAACACGCTATCCAGGTTACTTCTGGAATATAGCGGAAAAGAAACTGTATACGTTAAAGGTCTCGGGTGAACTCAAGCCCATGGCATTTTTCAAAGGTGGCATATTTTATGGGCAGCGATTCGACCCCGGATATAAACTCAGTGTAAATGGTCAACGCCGTAAGTACACCATGGACTATTTGAATTCATTGACAGCAACTAACGACATTCAAGAAATTGGAGTAAAGCAATGAACGAACGAATTCGACAACTTGCCCGTGATTCACACATGGTCGAAGTGGTGTGTAGCCAGAAATCCGTCAAGGTCAACTACCCCAAGAACTTTGAAAAGTTCGCCCAGTTGATTGTTCAGGAATGTATGACTATTGGGTTCAATACAGTCTATAAAGTAGATGATGACAGTACTGCTGTTGCGGTGTATCAAAATATCAAACAACATTTTGGAGTTGAAGAATGATTGAAATGCGTTGGTTAGTGCCTGTAGAAGGCGAAAAGCGGTTGCAGTATCGTCAGCAGGTTGATAAAACTATCTACGCCCATGCTGTAACTAATCTACATCGCAACATGCAATGGAGTGAGTGGCGTGACGTGCCGCTGGTAGCAGAACCTGACCCAAGCTATCCATGACTACGATACCACACACCGAATGGGAACGACTGGCACTGCTTAAAGAAATTGAGTGCGGTGATAAAGTTGTCATTCCTACCAGCGTAGAACACGCAGAATTTATGATCATGGTAGCACAGGCTTATATCAATGAAGATAAAGAACGAATGATAGGGTATTTGAAAAATGCTTAAACACACTAAAGGTAATCTACTAGACCTGGCAGAGGCAGGTGAATTTGATATTGTAGTGCAAGGCTGTAATTGCTTTAACACAATGGGCGGAGGCATTGCTCGCGAGATTCGCGAACGATATCCCATGGCCGCACTAGTTGATGATGAAACTCTAAAGGGTGACTATCTTAAATTAGGTAACTGGACCACTGCTTTCACCGGAAAGTTTTTGATTGTCAACGCCTATACCCAGTATAATATGAGTCAGGGTACAGATGTGTTTGAGTACACTGCCTTTCAATTGATTTTGGAAAAGCTGGCCTTTACCTATCCGGGCAAACGGTTCGGCTTGCCCTATATCGGGTGTGGTCTTGCAGGTGGCGACAAAGATATCATCATTCCCATGATTGAAATGTTTGCTGAAAGAGTTACCCTAGAAGGTGGTTCAGCGACATTAGTAGAATTTGGAGGATAATATGAAAATACCGCATACTATCAGAGCCGACGATACTGATTGGGAAGAATGGATTTCTAAACATATCGGGGAAAAGAATAAAGACTATTCTATCATAATTGAACACTATGAGGAATATCATAAGGACGGAGTTACCCTGCTTCGTGCCGGAAGTAACGCATTTTGGGAAATTCCAGATACAAGAAAGGCAATACTATTTGCATTACGATTTAGTTGACACAGGCATAGGGTCTGTGTTATACTATAAACAAGTCCTAGCGATAGACGCAAGGCAATTTTGATAAAGGAACTTTATTATGAAACTCGCAAAAAATCTTATTTTGAACACTGACAGCTACAAAGTTAGCATGTTCAAACAATACCCAGCAGGTACTACAGGTGTATATTCGTACATTGAAAGCCGAGGGGGACGCTACGATAGAACTGTATTCTTCGGACTACAGGCTTTTATCAAAGAATACCTACTTGAACCAATTACACAGTCAGACATTGACATCGCTAACGAAATTCTTACCGCGCACGGTGAACCTTTCAACCGAGCAGGATGGCAGTACATACTGGACAAGCACCGTGGATACCTCCCGGTCGTCATTCGTGCCGTTCCCGAAGGAACCGTTGTCCCAGTTAAGAATGTCTTGGCCACCATCGAAAACACAGACCCAGAGTGCTTCTGGTTGACTACTTGGCTTGAAACTGCCCTGCTTCGTGCAGTGTGGTATGGTACTACCGTAGCAACACAGAGTTACACAATTAAACAAGTAATCAAAGACTTTTTGGAGAAAACTGGTGACCCTACAACAATTGATTTCAAGCTTCACGATTTTGGGGCTCGCGGTGTGTCTTCGATGGAGTCTGCTGGCATTGGGGGTGCCGCTCATTTGGTCAACTTTATGGGGACTGATACTATTACTGGCGTTCTTTTTGCTCGCGAGTATTACAACGCTGGTATCGCTGGATTCTCAATCCCAGCCGCAGAACACAGCACCATCACCAGTTGGGGGCGTGACGGAGAAGTAAAAGCCTATGAAAACATGCTCGCTCAGTTTGCTCGCCCCGGTACTATCCTTGCTGTTGTTAGTGATAGTTACGATATCTACAACGCAGCCTCTAAGCTCTGGGGCGAAGAACTTCGCCAACAGGTTATCGATAGTGGTGCTACTGTTGTGATTCGTCCTGATAGTGGCGATCCTGTTGAAGTCAACCGTCGCCTGATTGAGATCCTCGGTGAAAAGTTCGGCTACACAAAGAATGCCAAAGGATTCAAAGTTCTGAACAATGTTCGCCTTATCCAGGGTGACGGTATCAATGAACTCACTGTTCGCAGTATCCTTGGTGCATTCACAGCTATGGGTTGGAGTGCCGATAACATTGCTTTTGGTATGGGCGGTGCATTGCTTCAGGCAGTTGATCGAGACACACAAAAGTTCGCAATGAAGTGCTCAAGTGCAGAAGTCAATGGTCGTTGGATTGATGTCCAAAAAGATCCAGCAACTGACAGCGGCAAGAAGTCTAAGGCAGGTCGGGTTACACTTTGGACCAATGGTACTGGTGAGTATGTTTCAAGTGTCGATGAACCAAAGCAATGGGCTGACAAGGGTTGGACTAAGGCTCTGGTACCTGTGTTCTGGGACGGCAAACTGGAAAAAGATTACACATTTGAAGAAGTTCGAGCTAACGCTCGCAAGTAAGATATAACAAGGGACTTGGTCCCTTGTTACTATTGTATAATACAGCACAATCAGAAATTATTATGAAAAATCGNTACGGCAATGAATATCACTTTGAAGCNGTTGATGCCAACACTTACACAATCAAAGGCGACCTACAATACTGGCGTTACGGCGGCAGAGAAGGACAGTCCGGAATGGATTTCAACGACCTAGGTTTCGTTGATCCCAGTGGTGGTCCATTCATCAGCTTAGGTTATCTGATCGAAGGCCGCAAGGTCGTCAACATTCGAAGTGTCGGTGACGATATTTTCTTTCAAGTTGAATAATTAACTTGACATCATTCTAAAATTATTGTACAATAATCACATCGCAACAACACACTGAAAGACATAGATGAGTTACTTTCTTAAATCGGGTAATACTTTTAAAGTTTCCACAAAAGAAGCTTTGGATCTTCATGACACACTTCCTGTTGGTACCTATACCGTGGGCTTCGACAAGATGTCTGGTCAATTTTATCTTGAAGGCATCGAAAGCTTCGAGATCAAAGGCAAGCTCTACGGCAACACTACTCGCCATGCTGATCGTATTTTGAATACATTCAATGACCGTACTGCATCTACCGGAGTGATGCTCACTGGTGAAAAAGGCTCGGGTAAAACACTCTTGTCTAAAAAGATCGCCATGTTGGCTGCTGAACAATCAGTTCCAACTATTGTAATCAATCAACCCTGGTGCGGTGAAGGATTTAATGCATTTTTTGCTAAATGATCGAACAGCCATGTATTGTCTTGTTCGACGAGTTTGAGAAAGTCTACGACAGCGATGATCAAGAAAAGATGCTGACATTGTTGGATGGCGTTTATCCCAGCAAAAAGTTGTTTGTACTGACCTGCAACGACAAATGGCGTGTGGACAAGCATATGCGTAATCGTCCGGGTCGTATCTTTTACATGATCGACTTCAAAGGACTCGAGCACGAGTTTATTGTGGAATACTGCGAAGACAACTTGAACAACAAAGAACACATTCCCAGCATCTGTAAGATTGCTGCTATGTTTGGTCAATTCAACTTTGACATGTTGAAAGCCATGGTTGAAGATATGAATCGATACAACGAAAGCCCTCAAGAAACTTTGAAGCTGTTGAATGCCAAGCCCGAGTTTAGCGACGAAGCCAAGTACAAGGTTGAACTGCAAATTGACAGCATTGAGATCGAAGAAGACAAGTTGGATTCAACTGAGTGGCACGGTAATCCCCTGACCAAGGGCGTTAATCTTGATTACAAGGTTTTTGAAAAGGACGAGAACGGCGAAGAAGATTACGACTGGAAAGGTGTGCGATTTGTCAGCACTGACCTGAAACAGATCAATCCATCATCGGACAAGTTCATCTTTGTTAACGACGAAGGCGCTCGATTGGTACTGACTAAGATGAAAGAGAAGGTCTTTCATTACGATGCATTCTAATCAATGCTGACAAAAAGGGCCCCTGGGGCCCTTTTCTTTTGAATAAATACAGTATGAGAATTAAAGAGTTATTAGCTGAATTAACCTATTCCGGCAGTCCCTGTACCAAGGACTGCGGCGGGCACGATGCGGGCTATAACTATGCTTTAAAGCGTAAACAGACGGTGGGTTGTTCCACTGCCAGCGCCAGCTTCAACAAGGGTTGCGAAATAGCAGCCAATCAAATCAAAGTCAACAAAGTCAGAAAGCCCTCGGTTCGAGGTGCTGGTGGACGATTTACATTTAAACCCGCTCGATAAGTATTGACAACTGTTGATATTTTCTTTATAATAAGTTCATAGTTATTATAGAAAGATCTGTTCAATGTCATTAGTTCATCTTATCGTTGGTGCAGTTTGCATCTATCTTGCTGGAATGTACGGCGAAGAGTATACCAACACTAAGTCTAAAAAATCATTGTACTGGACTGGTTTTCTTCTAGTAGCTGGATTATTCAACATCATTGCAATGTTAGGAGCGGCATTAGCATGAACGAACGAATTAAAGCACTTGCTCTACAGGCTGGTGCAGTCAATGTCTGGGAATGGGCATCGGACGATGTTCTTGATACAAAAAACATGGATGCTGAAAAGTTCGCCGAACTGATTGTGAAGGAATGTATGAAAGTTTGTAAAAAGACTGAACAATACGAAGTCGGCAATCAAGATCCAGATGAAGTTGGGTGTATACGAGCAGGTGCTGTATTCTGTCGTGAAGATATTAAACAACATTTCGGAGTTGAAGAATGAATGAACAGTGGTGGATAGTTAGAGTCTATGATGCGGTATCTCGATCTTTTACCGAACTGAATAAGTTCGGTGAATTGCAAGATATAATTGATGAGTTAAAGGAAGACGGTCTTTGGGAATTTGTTTCAGCAAAACCAGAACCAGAGGAATGGCAATGAACATCCATACCGTAGCAGACACTCAGCTTTGGCACATTGATACTACCTATTTAAAGCCAGGTAGTAAACTTTGGTGTTCTAAAGGTTGGTTTCGTGTAATTAAGGTAGTAGACAAAGGGGTCCATGTGGTTCCCGACTGGAGCAAAGAATGAGCAATCCTGTAACTAAAGATAATCTGGTCTACGGTGGCAAGTACAATTGGAAGGGGCAACCTGAACGGTTAGAATACTTGGGCAAGGCCGGCGTTTGGTACCAGTTTGCAAAAACTTCAAACCTCAGAAAAGTTTGGTGTGAAGTTCTTGAGGAAGACTTAGCAAGGTTTGAGGAAACAAAATGAACGAAAAACTAATTGAAGAATTGCTCAACCAGGCTTTTGCAGGCGGCGATGGTCTAATGAAATTCGCCGAGTTGATTGTTCTGGAATGTATGGATATTGTTTCTAAACAAACAACACTTGACACGAATGAAGATTTCCGCGAAGGATTTAGTCACGGTCGTAAGTTGGCTTGGACAGAGATTCGTAAACAGTTCGGAGTTCTAGAATGAAAGTTAAAGAGTTAATGGCCATATTGGCTAATGTCGATCCAGAAGCAGAGTTGCTTGTGTGTGACAACGGCAGCATCTTGAACACTGAATCAGCACAGGCTACACAGGATTATAATGTAGAGTGGGTTGAGGCAGGTGAATTCTTTATTGTCACTGAGGAGTGGAAATGAACATCCAAACCGTGGCCTCTAATCTGCGAGTCACAATCGCCGGCAAGGAAAAGATGCTGGCTGAATGCAACTCGGCTCTTGCTAAAGAACTTAAAAGTGCTCCGCTTCGACTTACATTGATAACTGAGGCCGAAATCCTTACTATCAACATTGATGAACTCAAGCGTATCTTGCAGGATGTGGAACAGTGCGAGCCGAGTTTGCCAGGTGAGGGTAACAATTATGAGAATTGGTAAGGAATAAGTATGACAGACTTAGAAAAACTTGAAGCACGAATTGAAGCAGTTGATACAGCCATTGCCAGCGTTAAAATGGCTCTAGGTGTGGATCGTAAATTGGGACATGATAAACATCCTAACGGACACTACACTAAAGCGTTGGCAGAACTTATGACTATCCAGTCAAGTTTGAACGCATTACGAATTCGACTGATCGCAGTAGGTAGATGACATGACCGCACAGGAATTACACGATGCCTGCTATGCGGCTATGCTGGAATGTCCACAGTTTCGAGGTTGGGATGACGATGGTGAGTTCTCTGGCTATGGAGAGTTTGGCAAGATTCCACGCAAGGGCCTATACCGTACTGTGCAGTTCTGGCGTGAGTGGGGCAACCTGCTTTGGGAATCTGGCTATGAACAAGCACTGCCCCAAGAAGCCAGAGAATTATTCGACAACATCGATCAGGTTATTGATCAAGCGGTTAAAGACTATTGTAAAACATTATGAACGAACGAATTAAAGAACTTGCTGGGCAGGCTAAATTTATGGCTGAAGAAGATATCAATCGACAGATATCATACAACCTTGAACTCAAGGCATTTGCTGAAAAGTTCGCCGAGTTGATTGTTCAAGATTATGCTAAGAAAACAATTCAAGGGCTGATGAGCGATCCTGCTTTTGTTCAACATATGGACGAGTATTACGAACAAAAATGGGCACACCGTTTCGATTAACATTTCGGAGTTGGAGAGTAATATGAAGATCATTAAATCGGACTATCGATACAAATTCCATAGGGAAGGATATCATCATATACCTTGAATTTAGAATGCATAATTCTGAAGACATTAGAAAGTATTATGCAATTAGCCGACGGACTTAAAAGTTCTTACGGAGATCACGACGGTAGTGATTGGTCAACCGGCCGTTTGACATTAAAACTTACAAATCATAACGTACAGATTGGAATACAATCGAAAAATGAAACGACGTAGAATCTATCTTCGTAACGAACAGGATCTAACATTCCTTATCCTTAAAGGGCAGGTATGAAAGACATTGCCGGATGGTTTATTATTCTACTGCTGTTCTTTCTATTCTGGGGCACACCCGATGTCTGGGACAAGCTACACGAACGTGCTATGTATCATCTGTCTGTGCCAGAGGACTGCTTTAGACCTTGACATCGCTCCTGTGTTTTGCTATAATATAACATAGACAAACACACAGGAGCAGAAATGGATCAAGCATTGGAAGAAGTTGTTTTCGACGGCATTCGATTCCTCGAGAGTCTTACTCGTTACTACGGTGCCGAGAAAGGTATGGCTGTTTGGGACAAGTTGGGAGAAGCTGTTGGTGATGAAGTTAAAGGTAAGGTCTTCTTCAGTATGCTTACTGGCGAAAGCTCTAATCGTATTCGTATTCAGAAGGGCAGTTGCACTCAAGCAGTGGCTGCAATTAAAGCGATCCGTATGGCCACTAGTATGGGTCTTAAAGAAGCCAAAGATGCTTGGGATNTCAGTGGTATGAAGGTTGTTACACTTGATGTCGCTCACGAAGAAAAACGTGATGCTGTTCGTAATCTGCGTAATCTTGGTATGATTGTTAATTAATATGATCAATAAATTTATTTCTTTTCAACAATGGTTCTGGACTAAGTATCTCGATGATGGAGCAGCGAGATTTGGATTCAGTGTATTTTCTTCGATAGCGTTAATAGCAATATCTTTGATCTTGTCTTCGTTCATCGGATCGTTAATTCCGTTATATGTTGTTCTATCTTTAGTGGCGTTTGGTATTGGGTGCGGTTATCTTAATTGCTGTGACAATATTCTTTCGTAATCGAGTGAATGAATGGAAGAGCTGGCAGGAAAAAGAACATGTTAAATTGTTAAATATGATCAAACACGGTACAATAATGGCAAAAGAAGACGTAATCGAACTAACCGGCACAGTTGCCGAGGTACTACCGGGTAGCATGTATAGGATCAAAGTGGACAACTTACCCAACACTTTGACCTGTTACACCGGAGGCAAACTTAAACAACATAAGATTAAAATTATCTTGGGCGATCGAGTTAAAATCGAAATTAGCCCCTACGATATGACCAAAGGTCGTGTAACTTACAGACTATAAATGACTAAAGAACTTCCTGTCCATAAAGACCAACTAGGTCGAGTTTTAAATATGGGAGATTGTGTTGCTTATCCGCAAAGCAACAGTCTTGTGATCGGTGTCATTCGCAAGATTAATCCCAAGATGATTGGCGTTAGACGAATCGGAAACAACAGCGAGAAAAACAAATATCCCACAGATTGTGTTAAGCTCGACGGCCCCGAAGTTACAATGTATTTGATTAAACACGCATCATAACTCAAAGTCTTCTTGACAACTCCGGGTGTTTCGTATATAATACACACATACTGAAACACACAGGAGTCGAAGATGGCACGTAAGACAATGGCCGTTATGGCAGCAGAAGCAGCACTGGAACGCGAAGCACAGCTGGCCGTTGCTAAGGCCACCTACACTGAGCGCATGATGGCAATTCTAGAGCGAGCAGTTCGAGAGAACTTTGAACTGAATGTCAGCAATGGCAAATTCGTTGTGGAAGATCGTGATGAGCGACGCCGCACTGCACACCTCCTGCAACCTGTATGGACTGAAACCGCAGACATGGATCTCTACAGCCTGGAAGTCAGCGTAGAGTTGAAGGAAGAAGCTCGTGCCGAGAGCGAACGATTGTCCGCCCTGCGTCGCCAGGCCTTCCTCAAGTTAACTGAAGAAGAGCAACAAGCATTAGGGCTCACTGACCGCAATAACTGGTAAAAACTAGTTGACGACTAAAAACCGTTTTTAATTAGGTCTGTAAGGAGAAACAATGAGTTACATTCGATTTGTTTGGTATAAGGTTCAAAAAGCAGATGGTACTGAAACTGCACATCGTTGGGCCGAGAACGCAAGCCCAATCGAGGGTCGTTTGACACTGGATCAATACCACGCACAAGAAGGCTTCACCAAAGTAGCCGGTCCGTTCAAAACTCGCAAGGAAGCACTGCAATGACCAAACTTGTACACATCGTCCAAGTCCACCCATTGGAGAATGGATGGGCTAATCTGTCAGAAGTGTTGTCAAAACGTAAGTTTGACACACGAGAACAAGCGGAAGATTGGGTCATCAATTTTAATTACGACGGTCAAGATGATGGTCGATGGACTAGAGATATGATTGCCTCCTACTACGGCTGTGTCAACGATGAAACCGGAGAACTGGTGTGAGTCCAAAACTTAAACTGAATATCGCCTTTTGGATCATTACGATTCCAATGATTCCGGTTGTAACACTTTTGTTGCTACTGGCACTTATCATCAGTCCTGTCCCGGTAATTGGAAACAATTTACTAGATAAGACAGAACGACTAATAACAAAGTTCGCAATTTGGCGTAACAATCTTCCTGTAAGTAAAAAATGCTTACGATAAGGCACACTTGTTCGACTACATTAAAGGTTGACAATAAATCGTTTTGGTCATATAATCTATTCATAGATTGAAACAAAGGAATACAAATGACTGCAATCGTTAATCTCTTTATCGTTATGTTGCCCGTTATCATCATGGGTCTGGCAATCTTGTTCAAGGATGGATTCTAAAATGATTAACAGTAAAATCTATGAACTTGCCAAACAGGCCGACCTGATCGAGTTTGATACGATCCCCGGCTCCAAGGCTGTAACTCCATCATACGAAAGTATGGTCAAGGCTCGAAAGTTTGCCGAATTGATTATTCGGGAATGCTTAGAAATCGTAAACGAAGAGGTTACATATATTGCAGATGAATATGCGGCAGATAATGTAACTGGTCCTATCAAAGCACATTTCGGAGTTAACGAATAATGGCAATATTTGGTTGGATTTGTTTAGTAATTATGATGCTGGCGGTAACAGCATCGTGGCTCATCATGTGGTTTAATCATGGGGGTCGGTGGACAATTGGCGGCGCAGAGAATTCTGTGCTCGCCCGTATTGTTATAAACTTCATTGGGGCAGGAATCTTTGTTACATGGTACTTGGTGTTAGCTGATGCCCCTTTTACATTAGTATTAAAATGAACGAACGAATTAAACAACTTTATGTTCAGGCTATCCAATATGCCGATAGTGTAGTTCCGAAACATGATCGTTATAACGACATTTACTATGCTATTGTTTCGGGCAAGCACGCCGAGTTGATTGTGAAAGAATGTGCCAAAATTGTGAATGAAAATGATTGTGAAGGTAGCACTGTAGGAGACGGGATGCTGTTTGAACATTTCGGAGTTGAAGAATGAGCAAACGAACTATTCTAATCATATGGGCAATCACGGACCCTGGCGTTTCATGTTGCGGCATTCTCACTAGCTTATTTAGGATTACTGAAATGAACGAACGAATTAACCTACTTGTAAAAACAGGCTTGGGAATTCGTAGATAAAACTTGGAACTGGGCTAATGCAAATAACCCAAGCCAAGCTACATTGTTCAAAGCAAAGTTCGCCGAGTTGATTGTAGGGGAATGTTATCTGTGGGCCAAAGAAAATGGTGGCTTGGGCTGTGAGGAAGATTTTGAAGCGTTAAAAGAACATTTCGGAGTTGAAGAATGAAACAAGTTGTATATCGTGGCAGTGTGTTAGCAAAAGGCAGCACTGCACTGGAACTGTGGGAAGCATGGCAGCGAGAAAAAACTGACCGTAATGCCGCACAGAAAAAGTTGGATGTTCATATGAAAGATGTTGAACAGCGACACAAGGAACTGTTGGAGCGTTATAAATGATTTATATACTGATGATTTGGACTGTGGTAGGTGCCAGCGACAGTAAGGGTGGGTATATGCACGCCTACCGAGATTGGCGACCGCTAGGCGAGTTTCACATGGAAGAAGGTCGTATGGGCAAAAAGACTGCACAGGAAATGTGTGAAGACGCTGCTCGCCGACTTAGCTTGAAAACTGAAAACTATCGTTGCGTGAGGTCTAAATGACAGTATATGCGGACAACGTAAAGTATCGTACAATGCACTTGCCTTGCGGCGGTGTTGCAGAGTTTGACCACTCAAGCGGTATTAGTTATCGCTGTGAGATGTGTAACGCGGTTGTAGGCAGTGTAGGTCAGCCCCGAAGCTGCCAAGAAGAAGCAAAGAAATGGGAAGCCTACGAATCCGCAGGCATGTGGAAGTGGGATTACAACACCGGAGAATCGGTTAAAACAGCTGGGGCGAAAAAATGAGAGATGCTACCGAAGAAGAAATTCGTGCATATTATGACGGACTTCGAGAAGGAGTTATGAGATATGCTCATTGGAATAACGGAGAACAATTTGTCGGCACTTGCGGAAAAACTCTAAAAGAAGCAATCGCACAATTGAACGACGAAGAGAGAAAAGCTCTATTGACATAGGTCGAGTATAGTGTTATAATAACTGCATTGCACTATACAACAATCCTCGATTGGACATAAGATGAGTCAAGTACTAGTTTGGAAGAGTGATGCGGATGGTAAGTTGTTTGAAGATAAAGTCAAATATCAAAAACATCTTCGCAAGTTAGCAGCGGCTAGGCGAGAACAGCGCAAAGTTGACAAATGGGTTAACATGCGTAAAGAATTTCTCAATAGCATGATGCAGGTATCCAGCATCGACGAACTCAATCGATTCATTAAGGATAACTGGGAATGGTTCTTTACCAACGGCCTTTCACGTGAATTCCGTTATGGAAAAAAGTCGGTTAAACCCCACGAATATGTCGATGTTAGTCTTTCTAACATGAAGTTCGGCAATTGGAGTAATAGCCACAGTTGTCCCATTAATGGTGGAGACACCAATTGGGGCAATTACAAGGATCAAGTTCCCACTGCCTATCCCGGATGGCGAGGTCGTATCGACATTAAAGTCAGGACCGGAAGTTACACACATAAAGGTTCGACCCATGCCAATGAAGGATTTGGATCTTCCTATTTTTCCAATACAGGTATCTGTACAGGCGGAGGCGGTGGAGGCGGTGGTGTTGGCAACGATACTAGAATCTATAGTTATGACGTAGTGATCTGGGCTGCTGACTTTCTTGTCATGTGGGAAAAAGAATGTCGTAATAGTTGGATTAGCCTCGAGAATCGTAATCGCGAACGGCAGTGGCATGCCTTGGGTGGTCGAAGCGACACTGTGCCTCGGGTAACTGCGATTCCCGACGATTGGATTGTTCCAGATCCTCTTGTAACTGTCTAATTCAACAATCATGCAAACTTTTTATAAAATTCGACACAAGAAGACCGCCCGTTGGAGCAAAGGTGGCGTATATGTACCCGGCAATGGTCATGGGAGCCTATGGGTCGAACAAGGTGGCAAGGCTTGGGACACGCTGGGCAAACTTCGAGCACACATTACCAGTCACATGGGNAAATACAGACAACGCAAACAGACATGAGTGATTGGGAAGTTGTNGTANTTNCTAGTGTACAATAAAGGAAGTAAAAGACATTCACGAANNGATCGACCCCAAGAAACTTATGGCAATGATCAAGAACGACTTGACAGCCCTACTAGTATTCTAGTATAATACATACATCGTTAACTAGTCCGGAGCGACAAATGATCAACTACAGATTCGTCGGTTGGTGTAAAGAACAAGATCACGACAAGGTTTGGATCTGTGTCCAACTCGGTGGTGATGATTGGACAGGTACTTATCTCACTGCTTGGGGTCGTCGAGGAAAGAAGCTTCAAACCAAGATGTACAAAGATCAAAGCTTTTGGAACATGAAAAAGTTAATCCATCAGAAACAGGACAAAGGATATCGTTCAATTGAAAGTCATCAGTTGGATAACGTATATCCTGAGTTTGAAACGGATCTTCAAAAGACTACCATGTGGTCGTTGTTGAAAGCATAATGCTAAAGTTCTTTAGACACGTCTTTAGAGGTGTCGGCTATCTAGAAGGCTACGGAGATCATCCGGGCACCTTGTGGTTGTGTACCTTCATCCTAATGGGCGGACTTGCTGGTGCAAGAGGTGGTATCTGGGGATTCCTAGGTGGTGCTGCCTTTATGGCGCTGTTCATGGTGCCTATCTATATCTTTGGATGTGTCAGTCGTTCTAAGTTAGCTGATCGTGACCAAGAACGTTTAATGAAACTGATTAAAGGAAAAGAAAATGAGTTTGTATAACATGGTGTTTGGCTCTAATCCTGACAGCAACAAGCTGTTGACTCTGTTGGGGAAGTCTCAAGGAGACTTTGGACGTTATCGCGATGTCTACGTTAAAGATGGTTACATCGTTGTTCATACTCGCTGTGGCGGCGGGAATCGAGATGACTACCAAGAAGTATTTGAAGAGATGAGTGAACATCCTTGGTACAGCCATGATCAGGACTTCGACTTTGACAGCACCTATGCGGATATATATTTCAAGGTTCCCGAAGACAAGTTGAAGACATACGTAGGTCTATTGGATCAAGGAAATAATCCCGAAGAAGCTTGGAACGTGTTCTTCGACATCGTAAAGGAGAAGTAATGCCATGGATTGAAAATGTATCACTAGGTGATATTCCCAAAGGTCGACACCACAATGCCGGCGAAAACTCTATGCTGATTCAAATTGTTGATCCTGACATGGAGTTTCCCGTACCAAAGCATTCTTTTAAAGAAACACATCAATTCAAGTTTCTCGATCTCGAGAAAGACGACGATGCTAACGAAGCACTAAAGGTCAGCGATGATCAGGCTAGACAGCTTGTAGAGCACCTACAACACGCATTAGAGAATCGTATGAATGTTGTAGTGCATTGTGTTGCGGGTGTGTGTCGTAGTGGTGCTGTATGTGAAGTGGGCACTATTCTTGGCTTCGACGATTGCGAAGGATTCCGAAGCCCCAATCTTCTAGTTAAACACAAGATGATGAAAGTTCTGGGAATGACCTACGACGAAGACGAGCC